CTCCTCTAAATCATTTTGCTGCTACCAGAGTAGCAAGAGATGCCTTACGACGCCTCTCTTCTTTTTGCTTCTGCTCTTTAATGAGTTGAAGTACATTGAGTTTTTTCATCACTTGTGTCCCTCCTTTACGAACTTAACACCACGATAGGTTTCGTTGTATTGTTGGGGTTGATGCATCATCTGTTGTTGATACTCAAGACGCTTTTGAGTATCATACTCTACGCCTCTATACACAATTTTTGCCATTAGGTTTTCTCCTTAGTTTTTTAAGTTAAAGAGCGTTCCTTCAGTCGGCGTTTGCGTTCGCTATTTGCGAATAGCGAATGAACGATCCGTTCCGCGTCGGCTTACTTCCGTCTGATTTTCAGATGAACGTAAGGTCATTATAGACCTGTTAGTATAGTTATGCAAAAACTTTTGTAACTTTTGTTACACTTTAATCTCTTTGTCTCCAATCCTCTGGTTTATCTCCGGTGAAAAAATCAATGATATCATCAGCACCATTAAACCTTGTTCTATGATTAGATGGATCTGGGTCTCCCAAGTCCAATGCATTCATAAAATCATCAAGTCCACCTTCCTGCATATCAGGATTAGATGCTCGGCGTCTTGCTTGTCTTAAAAGTGTTGCGGCAGAACGATTTGCTTTTGCAAGTTTCTCTGCCCAAATCATATCACTTAATTCTACAGGTTCTGCCTTCACAATACTTTCACAGATTGCTTCAAGACGTAGACGATATTGTGTAGAGAGCATATACTTCTCCGGATATAGTGTATTTATTTTATCGCTCAATATAACTTAAAGTATGAGTTTGAGCAAAAAGTTGTTCAATAATCATATCACAACCAATTTTAGGATTACAATCTCCACAGGTATAAACATCCACTGCTGCTTTACCTTCTTCTGGCCATGTATGAATGCTGATATGACTTTCGGACAATAAACAAATTACAGTGACTCCCTGCGGATCAAACTTTTTCGAAATTGTTTGAATCACAGTAGCGCCACTTGCAACTGCTGCGTTTTCTAGTAAGTCTATAAGACAACGCTCGTCGTCCAAAAGGACAAACGAGCATCCATACAAGTTAAGTAGATAATGCTTTCCCATTTTACAGTGGATTTTCCTCCGCTTCCTTTACCAATGAACTCACAATCTCTTCTGTGCCGTCCATTGTTTTAATAGCGAACAGAGATGACTTTTGATATTTTTTAATTTTTTTGTACTGCTTAATCACATGATCAATATTATCCAAATCAATTGTAATTTTTGCGTCTTTACCAACTCTATTTTCGCTGGGAGACCCACCAAATCCTGCACTCATTTTCTCTTCTTTTTCTCAGGTTGTTTATAACCCCAAAGTTTGGGATTCACTCTTCCATATCCAAAATCAATTTTTTGCACTGAACCTGGACCATATTTATCATAGTACATGTCAAAAAGACTTACTCGCTTTGAGCAACGAGTTAGGTCAATATGTTCTTCTTCATCTACAACATACCAAATTAAATATGCATCACTTGGAAATGAAGAATCTTTTGCTTTTTCTAAAGTAGTTTTTTCTAAAACAATTTCGCACCCATACTCATGTGGCAGAACTCTATTAATTTTAGTTTTGTTTTCTGCCATTTTCTTTTTTTCTCCTACTACTGCACTCATGAACGATTACCCCATTGAATATCAGGATATGCTTCCTTGACGTTTTCATGAGTTATTTTGTATTTAGTTTGGAGTTTTTTGTCTTTTGTAAGAACCAACACCTCTGCTTCTTTAGGGTGAAGTCCTTCCAAAATATTGATAAACATAGTTTCTCTTCGCAAAGAACTTAATCCATCATTACCACCTTTTACAAAATTATAAAACATATGGTATTCCTTTCGAATAGAAGATCTACCTTGATCCATAGATCCTAAAGAATTACTTTTAAGTTCACCCATCTTTGATACTGCATCTTCTATTTTTTCACTCAAAGTTCCACTATAAGAAGTCTGTTCGCCAGCACTTGCGTATGGAACGTCACCTTCAGGGAGTAGAGAAATTATAGATTCATCGAAATTCCAGATTAAAACCGTTTTGAGTGAATCATGTTCATATGATTTAAGAATTTCCACTTTTTTTGCATTTGATCTTTGCTTTGATGCTAGTTCTAGAATCTCAAATACAAAAGGGTTTGTTGGAAGAGTCTCAATTTGGTTTTCAGTCTTTGTCCTCTTCGTCTTCGTCGTAGTCATAATCGTAATCGTTTTCAAATCGTACAGATACTATTTCGTCAGGTATCACCTGTCCATTTTCGTCAAAAAACTCTGGATGCAAATATGGAGGTCTTGATTCCAACAAATGTCTGTAGGTTAACCATCCAATTATACCTCCTACCATAAAAAAAAGCAATGTGAACATCGTAACAAATGTTATTACATATGCTGTTTCCATTTTCCTTCTCCAGAGAGTTTATTTTTTCCTAATATCAAAATGAAATTCTATAAAGAAATGAAACTCTCTACGAAAGAGAGAAATCATTTTACCAAACTTCACTTGAAAAGTCTTTGGTCTTTCTGATTTCTTCCTCCTATTCCTAAGTAGTAACTCAACACCTCTATTAATTTGAGGTTCTGATTTATTTAGTTTGCTTCTTTCTTCTTCCTGGTCTTTTGTCATGACTATATCTCCAGGCATCCTCAAGAATACCGTGTAGGTAATTTCTTATTTTTCTTGCTTGTGGTTTTGGAATATGACCATATCCCTCACGAAGTTGTTTATGAATTTCATCTGATCCACCCTCAAGATAATCGTCTAAATCCATTACAAGATTACTAATTTCGTTTGCAGTACAACTTTCAATAAACTGTTCTACTTCAACCTTTTTAGTTCCACGAACTTTTAAATAATCATAAAACTTCAAAACAAATTGACCATTAAAGGCATAGTCAATTGCTTTTTCTACATCGCTGTAAACTTCGTGAAGATTATTATTCATTAAACTAAATTTTGCTCCTTTAGATATTGAACAGTATCTGTACATCCACCAATGTGTTTATCATCTACAATTACTTGAGGAAAGGTAGAACCATCTCCAAATTCTGCATAGAATTCTTCGCGAGTAAAATCACTATTCAACTTATAAACTACGTGCTGTAGTTGTGCCAACTCTAGCACTTGTTGAACTTTTGTGCAATATGGGCAACCGTCTTTTGAATAAACTGTGAATTTCATAATTGTTATAAAACTGAAAGTTATTTAGCGTTAACTGGAATTCCCTGTCCCTCAGGCAACCATACTTGTTGCTGAAGTTGCATTGGAGGTAGTTCTTCTTTTCCAGCAGGTAATCCTTGTTGTCCCGGAAGTTGTTTATCTGTTATTGATGTTACTGTAATGATCTGATCCAAAATAAACTTCTGTTTTCTATAACTTCTTTTATCAGGATCAAAACCAATCAACATAAGGGCATCATTTTCTTCGCCACAGTGAGCAATCACTCTACCCGTGGTCTTGTCTGTCACCACCCAATAATCATACATTCTTTTTCTTCTGACTTTTAGTATTATAGGTTTCTTTTGCTGGTCTGTAAAGATTTGGCCAAGTATCTCTAATGATCTCTGCTAGTTTATATGGAGTTGTTGAAGTAATCATTTCAAGATCTATTAGGAACATAATCCATATCTTCAATGAGGGTGTCTAACATTGCTCCATATTCTTTAAATCTTTTGTCTCCAGCAACAAAACATCTTTGACGCATCCAAAGAGCATCCGCAAGAAGTTTAATTTGGTCTTCTGAAAGCGATAAGGTTTTCATAGTTTTAAGTCAACTTTCTTATGTATAAATGTCTCAATATCTAATATTTTTTCTTGGGCGATATGCATAAAGATTAGTTGGTTTTGGCGGTGCCATCCATTCTTCTATTATATCAAATTTATTCTCACAATAAAAATCCTGTTGAACATACCACAACTTCCAGTGTTCATGTCCCTTAGATTGATTACAAGATTTACAGCAACATACTACATTTCTTGTAATATCTAATCCACCTTTTGATTGTGGTATAACATGGTCCAAAGTCAAATCTTCTTCTGAACCACAATAAGCACATTTATGATCCCAACTTTCTTTTATTTGTTTTCTCCATAATCGTTTTGCTTCTGATTGACTTGTTGCGTGTAGATTGAACAAGTATTCTTGAGGCGACTGGAGAGGTCCCATAAGTGCTTGCGACTTATGAATATTTATTTTGTCAGTAATGATAGTGGTCCGTGAGCGATATAAGAGTCATAAACAAACCGAAGAGAATAAAGAATGTTAGGATTGGAAGCATTTTAGATTTTCTACGAGTGTTTGGAGTTCTTTTTTCTATTTCTTGCAGATTGACGCATTTTTTCTATGGTTTCTGGAGAATATTTTCTTCCTTCACAACCGTTAGATTTTCCCTTTTTGGAAGAACTTATTTTATCTTTAATTTCTTCACTATGAGATTTACCTTTCATATGACTTGATTTGCCAACTTTAGCATCTCTCATTTTTTGTTTTGACTCTTCAGTATGCTTTCTACCCACCCAATATGTATTACCTTTATGAATATCACCAATCTTATTTCTTGCTTTTTGTGATTGTGTTCTACCTTTATTTTTTTCTCCTATCTTATTCTTTACTTCTTCGGGTCTAGGTCTTCCTTTTAGAGCATTACTTCTCTTCAGTTTTGTTTCTTCTGTTTGCAAAACACCAGAAGAACCATCACCACCATCAGTTCTATTATGAAGAATACCTGTCCCTAAATCTTTTCTACCAAATATAGCAATCATATACTTTTCGTGATTAAATGCATCTCCTTCACTTAAGTTTTGCTTGAGAAGTATTATTTTACTCTTATCTCTAGGAGGTCTTATATCATTCTTTGATTTCTTATATACTCGGTCTCCCTTACCTTTACCAATATAATAGGGAGTTTTATCCTCACGCAAATATGCGTAAGTGTAAAAAATGTTATTCATACTACTCTAACGGTGACATTAATATTTATACAAAAAATGGAAGGTTTCCCTTCCATTTTACCTAATGTGTCACCGTTAGGCAACTCTATTTATAGAGCATTACCTCGTGGCAATACCTCATCAGGTAGCACCAGGTTCATTTGTGGTTGGTCCACACTAAACATCCAGGCACGAATTCCTTCTGATAAAAGTTGATTTTTTGTGTAGAAAGTTTCATACGAAGGATCTTCAGCTGCTCGAATTTCCTGACTTACAAAATCATATGCTCTAAAGTTCAAAGCAAGTCCAATCATACCAATAGATGCCATCCAAAGTCCTGTTACAGGAACAAAAAGCATTAGGAAGTGTAGAAACCTTTTATTACTAAAAGCAATGCCAAAAATTTGAGACCAATAACGATTAGCAGTTACCATAGAATAAGTTTCTTCTTCTTGTGTTGGTTCAAATGCCTTAAAGGTATTTGCTTTATCACCATCCTGATAAAGAGTATTTTCTACAGTAGCACCATGAATAGCGCAAAGCAAAGCACCACCAAGAATACCTGCTACACCCATCATATGAAACGGATTTAGTAGATAATTATGAAATCCTTGAATAAACAACAAGAACCTGAAGATCGCTGCCACACCAAAAGATGGAGCAAAGAACCAACTGGATTGTCCCAGTGGATACATCAAGAATACTGAAACGAATACTGCAATCGGACCAGAAAACGCAATAGCATTATAAGGTCGAATACCGACCAGTCGTGCAATCTCAAACTGTCGAAGCATAAATCCAATCAGAGCGAAAGATCCGTGGAGCGCCACAAAAGTCCAGAGTCCCCCAAGTTGGAACCACCTGATGATATCCCCTTGAGACTCAGGACCCCAAAGTAGAAGAAGAGAATGACCCATAGAATCTGCAGGCGTTGACACAGCAGCCGTAAGGAAATTAGCGCCTTCAAGGTAACTAGACGCCAACCCGTGGGTGTACCAACTTGTAACAAACGTTGTGCCAGTAAGCCAGCCACCAAGGGCAAGATAAGCAGTGGGAAAAAGTAGTAATCCAGACCAACCCACAAATACAAAGCGATCTCGTTTAAGCCAGTCATCCAAGACATCAAACCATCCTCGCCGGTTAATTGGTTGTGAAAGTGTTGAAGAAGTCATAACCTCCTATGTATTTCTCATATTTATCTTAACATTCCTTAACAAAGAGGTCAATGAGTATTAGCACTTATCCCCAGTAAATTTGCCCAAGAGTGAATAAGACAAAAACAAGAACCGTAAATACCATCATACCTACGCCTGCCCAGATTACCCAGTTAGGCATAGGTTCGTTTTGAGTATTATGAGACATATTATTGGTGCTTTTGTAGATACGCAACTAAATCTTCAAGATAGTCAGATGCTTTGCTCCAATCTCCATTAAACCTATCGTTAAGTTCTTCATAGATTTTTTCTGCCCTTTCAGGCGCAAGATTAGTTGCTTGAATAAATCCTTCTTTAGTAATCATAATAAAATTTTTAAATGTCTAAGTATTGTAGCATATTTTGTAAGGTCTGTCTATTTTCCCTTACAAGACCCAATGCCCTATTGCAATGATTGCAAAGTAATCCCCTAACTTTACCTGTATTATGGTCGTGGTCAACACAAAATTTATCACTGCCCCTATATCCAATAGGGTCTGTCGATTTGCAAGTTGCACACTTATAATTTTGTGCCTCTAACATTTCATAATAGTTTTCTTCTGTAATATTATACCTTCTCCGTAGGTCAGCGTCCATTTTAGACAACATATTTCTTTTATTATATTTTCTGTTTTCTTTATAACAAGATAAACAGTTCCACATATGCACCCTATTTGGACCAACTCGTTTATATTCTGTTAGTGGTTTATTTACACCACATATTTTACAAATACGCATAAAAAAAGAGGGGTGTTTATTCCCCTCTCATTATACTAGGTTTTTCTTAATAAATCAACCGATTGCAGGTGCAGTAAGAGCAACTGGGGTTGCTTCAGTAGCAGCAAGGTCCAGAGGGAAATTATGAGCATTGCGCTCGTGCATTACCTCCATCCCCAGTCCAGCACGGTTGAGAACGTCAGCCCAAGTGTTAATAACTTTACCTTCAGAACTCATAATGCTCTGATTGAAATTAAAACCATTGAGGTTAAAAGCCATCGTGGAAACACCAAGAGCGGTGAACCAAATACCTACAACGGGCCAAGCAGCAAGGAAGAAGTGCAGCGAACGTGAGTTATTAAAGGAAGCATATTGAAAAATAAGGCGACCGAAATAACCGTGTGCAGCAACAATGTTATAAGTCTCTTCTTCTTGACCGAACTTGTAACCATAGTTCTGCGACTCATTCTCAGTGGTTTCACGAACCAGCGAGGAAGTAACCAGAGAACCGTGCATAGCACTGAACAGAGAACCACCGAAGACACCAGCAACTCCAAGCATGTGGAAGGGGTGCATCAGGATGTTGTGCTCAGCCTGGAAGACAAGCATGTAGTTAAAAGTACCAGAGATACCCAAAGGCATCGCATCAGAGAAAGAACCTTGACCAAAAGGATAGACCAGGAATACCGCAGATGCAGCAGCAACAGGTGCGCTATAAGCAACCATAATCCAAGGACGCATACCTAGACGGTAAGAGAGTTCCCATTCACGACCCATATAGCAGTAGATGCCGATAAGGAAGTGGAACACAACCAGTTGGAAAGGACCACCGTTGTAGAGCCACTCATCTAGGGAAGCAGCTTCCCAGATAGGATAAAAGTGCAGTCCAATAGCATTGGACGAAGGAATCACAGCACCAGAGATGATGTTGTTTCCGTACATCAGTGAACCAGCAACAGGTTCACGGATACCATCAATGTCCACAGGGGGAGCACCGATGAATGCGATAATGAAGCAAGTGGTGGCAGCAAGTAGGCAAGGAATCATCAGAACGCCGAACCAACCCACATAGAGGCGGTTATCAGTTGAAGTTACCCAGTTGCAAAACTGTTCCCAAATATTCGATTGTGATTGTTGACGTGAAATTGTAGCAGTCATTTGTTAAGAGTGTTAGATAAGAGTTCGGGGGACGAACTGGTATCGTTATGCTCCGCACCACCCTCCAGTGCGGATATGAGAGACGTAATTTATACACCCATAGGTCTCGGTTAACGGGTGTTCAACAATGTTAAGAGTTATGATAGACTCGTAACATTTGTTTACCTATTTATCATAGCATCGTCAGGAAATGCTGTCAATAGGTCCAATTGCCTAGGTGGCACAGTATAAATAGGAACCGTTTTTCCTAAATATCATTGTATCATATGGGGCGGTACAGTGTCAAAGTCTGCAAACAAAGGTAAGAAGGGTTCTGCTGGTGGCAAGCAATCCAAGCAAAATCAAGGTAATGCGACTGCGAAAAAAGCAAAGAATGGCGGTAAGAAGAAGTGATATATGCCAAGAGAATGGAATACTCCCAAGCGTGAGCGATGGAACGCACCAATACATAATATTCTAAAGGCAATTGATAATCACACTCAAGAATACTTCAAGAGTGGTGATTTGTGGCATTTAGAAAAAGCAGATATGTTAAGACAATATCTTCACGAACTCAAGACTTGGATACATAAACAAGAAGGAAAATTATAATGAATGATATAGTTTGGAGTGTGATTGTCCTACTTGGAATCGGATTATTAGGAACTGTTTGGGTGATTTATAAGATCCTTCGTATTGCAAATCAAGAAAATGTATCAGTACAAAATCAAGAAGATAGTAAAAGTCATTGATGGCGATACAATAGATGTAGATATTGATTTGGGATTTAGAATTACTCTATCCCATAGAGTTCGACTAAAAGGAATCAATGCTGCTGAAACAAAGACTTTAGATTTAGAAGAAAAGAAAAAAGGACTTGCGGCAAAAGAATGGTTAACTAAAGAACTCTCTAAAGAAGACGAATGGATTATTGAAACAACAAAAGAAGATAAGTATGGAAGGATACTTGGAACTCTTTATCTTATAGATAATCTCATTAGTTTGAATCAAAAAATGCTAAACGAAGGTATTGTAGAACCTTACTAAAAATGAAAAGATTATTTCTTATTGGACTATTGATTATCAGATTAATTGTCAATGAAGGAGTATTTCTAAATGCCAGAAGAATCCCCCCAAAAAGACAACCAACAGAAGTCTTCAGATTCATCCGAAGACCAGCAAAAAAAGGAAAAAAGAAAGGCGAACCTTTTAGATAAATTAATCGCTTCTTTAGTTATTGGAACCTTATGTTACATTGGAATTACATTCATAAATTGTAATTTTATGATTCCAGGTTCAATGGAAAGAGCAGACGCATTAGGAGGATTAGTAAATCCCCCACCCTTAGATTGCAAAGAATCTGAGAGCAGGGGATATAATGCTTTATTTACTTTATTTACTACACTACTTGGACTAAAAGCAAAGATGGATGATTAAGACTTCCACAAGTCCCCTTCTGCTTTTCTTCTTCTTGCCAGTCCTGCCTCCACATTAGACCCAGGATTTCTATAAAGATACAAGGCATCAGGTACTTTATCCCATTCCTTATTCTTCAAGACTTTTGTAATAGTATTGAAGTTGCTACCACCATAGAAACCTGCGCCAAGATTATATGCAAAAGAAAGTAAAGCCCCTCTTTGGTTGTCATTCATCTCACTCCAGTAAGGTATTTTTTGTAGCGAAGGAAGAAATCTATTTTCAATATCAAAAACTAAAAGTCTATCTGCATACTCTTGAGTAATTTTTTTTCCTATATTAAATGGTTGTCCATTAAAATCTTTAGTACTTCCCCAACCAATAGTAATTGGCAATCCTCCCGTTAATGGGTCTGGATAAGCGTTTAAATGACAACCCTCAAACTCCTTTATTAATTCAATACCAACTAACGAAACAGTATTGTTAGTTGGCGTTTCTACTTTTTTACATCAAATAATCTTCCCCATCCATCATTACCTTTAGGGCACCACCTATGAGAAAGGTCACTTCTCTTATAAACAGCACCTTTACCATTAGTTACTGCACCAGTATAACCATCATTGAGAGAACCATATGGATCATTGACTACATAATCACCAGAATGAGTTTTGCCAATCACCACTACCATGTGTCCCCCTGTGGGGTTAGATAGAGGACCGCGATGAAGAATACCAATAACAACAGGTCTACCAGAGGCAAGCTCTCTATCAAGATCAGCAAAAGTAAGGCTGTAGGAAAAACTGGATTTAATACCATATGACGCAAGAACTTTGGTCTGAACCAAGTGGTCAGTTGTGTCACCGATTGAGAAAACTTTTTGTACATAGGCGTCATCGCCTTTAGGTCCTTTTAGTGTACCAGGTTTGAAATACTCAAGACACATTGCACATGCAGAAGAGTTGCAAGTTCTATTTGCATCTCTATAGTTATCTGTTTGTGGATAGAAAGGAACAGGTAAAATTGATGATTGTGGGTTGTCTTCTTTAGTTCTATAAATCCTCACCCAGTTTGCATTATCTTGTAGCAAATCTTGTGCTTTAAGTTGCAGATCTTTTTCAAGTTGCTCAACAGCAGCAACATGCTTTGGATTTTTTTCGTCGTAGTGCTTGAAAAAATTATGGAGATCTATAAGCATTATTGTATCCAAACCCTGTACTATATTTATGAAAAAAGGAGGGTTTTATCCCTCCTTCAATCAAGCAGTAACTGTTTCGCGTACTGTAGACTTCACATAATCAAGAACCACTTCTGGAGTAGTCTTCTCGTAAGGGTCGATGTCTGCATTGTCTCGCTGACCTGCCTCAACGAATAGTTTTTCGATGATTCCGTTATCCACGACCATAGCATAACGCCAAGAGCGATCACCGAAACCAAGGTTAGACTTATTGACGAGCATACCCATAGAACGTGTGAAATATGCATTGCCGTCTGGAATGAGTTTTACATTCTTGATGTTCTGATCTTGTTGCCAAGCATTCATTACAAACCCATCATTAACAGAGATGCAGTAAATAGCGTCGATGCCACTACCAATAAAGTCGTCGTATCTCTCTTCGAATCCAGGAAGCTGATAGGCACTGCAAGCAGGAGTGAAAGCACCAGGCAGACTAAACAAGACCACACGCTTTCCATCGAAGAGTTCTGAAGTAGTACGAGTTACAAATTCTCCATTCTGACGAAATACAAATTGCACCTGGGGAACTTCATATTGTTCTTTACGCATTTTAACCTCCATAATATTTTTCTTTTTCTTAAAAATATTAAACATCAATTCACCAAATACCCGGAATAATCTGTCCGGTGAGGGCATAGGAACCCATTGCGGCAACAATACCGATCATTGCTGCCCAACCATTAATACGTTCTGCGCGTTCGTTCATTGCTTTTCTCCTTTAGTTTACTTTAGAATAGATAGATGTTTCACCATAATCACGGTGAATTTTGTAACCAACAACTGCACCCTTAGTATTCATAAGTGCAGGCATAAAGACAATTGTGAAGAATACTGCCGGTGCTCCAATAAAGAGAGCAGCAACAATCACATAATAAGTCAGCAATTCAACTAGAGAGTGTTCCATTATAAGGGTGTTGTTGTTTGAGTTCAGGATTTGGTTGTGAAGGAACAACTGGGTTCCTTGATTTGTTTTTAATTACGATGAAAGCATCGTTTTGATAAGACACTGTTCCAAAAGGTTTTGCCCATTTTGGGTTTGCGTTTGGACTAGTAGCAGTTCCTGTGACCGCTACTCCACCAATTTCAACTGAGATGTCATCGTCTTTATCCCATCCAAGTTCTTGTAGAGCAATAGCAAATTGTCCCAGCATTCCAGGATTGCTCATAACGTTCTCCTCTGGTTCAAGGTTACCAATCACAGATTCTCTTCCTGTTCAGTGAGAATCACACAATCACTTGTGGGATAAGCAACGCAAGTGAGAACCCAACCTTCTGCTTGTTGATCATCATCAAGGAACGATTGTTCTTCGTTGTCAACGGTGCCAGAGATGAGTTTTCCAGCACAGGCAGAACAAGCGCCTGCCTTACACGATGAAGGAAGGTCAACGCCTGCCTCTTCTGCTGCTTCGAGAATGTATTGGTCATCAGCACATTCGATAGTGGTTTCAGTTCCATCAGGAGATTGAAGAGTGACATTAAAAACGGTCATTAGTAAGTCTCACAAAGTTTTTCTACAGATGCTGCCAACAAAACGAAGAAGGCAACTGAGGTCATTGTAAACAAGAGTGAAGTCATTGTCAACCCTCAGAAGACCCCGAAAAAGAGTTTGCCAGTGAAAGCATAAGAAATAAGACCAGCAATAAACCCGACCATTGCAGTGCGTCCATTCATTTTCTCCGCCTTCTCGGCATAAGGTTCGATGCCATAACGATCAAGGTCTTCCTTGGTCATATACATCGATGGTTCTTTAGCAAACATATTCATTTGCCCGAACTCATTTTTAGTTACAGTCATTTTCGTTTTATTACGAATTGTTACACAATTATATAGGAAAAAGAAAAGGGTGTCAAGCACCCCTTGTAGTCATTTATACCTAATTTTATCAGAATTTACTGACCAATGCGGTTTACAGCAAGTCTTGCGCGGTTCAGAATAGAACCACTCAGGGGAACATATCCAAGATCATCAGCAATTGATTGTGCCTTTGAACTCAGGGCATAGTTGAGTGCGTTGCGGATGGCAACAGCATTAGCACCATTACCAGTCCTATATGCAAGAACCCAAGTCAGAGTTGAAATAGGATATGCAGTTGCTCCAGAGGGATTTGGGTTTTCACCTGCAAGGTTTCCATCCAGTTTAATGCCATTCAGAGCAGCAGAACCAGAAGCAGCGGTAGGAAGAACAAACTTACCTGCCTTGTTTTGAATTGCTGCTGCTTGGAGTTTGTTTGCTTTTACAAATCCAGTGTTTACATAACCAATTGCACCATTACTTTGTCGGATGCGACCAGCAACACCTTCATTACCTTTTGCACCTACACCAGTAGGCCAATTAACAGACTTGGCAGCACCTGCAGTCCAACCGCCAAATGATTTCAGAGAATTGGTGAAAGCATAAGTAGTTCCAGCACCATCAGAACGATGAACAACCATCATAGGTCCTGCGGCACATCCAACTTGATTCCAGTTTTTGATGCGCCCAGCAAAGATATCAACTGTTTGCTTCTGGGTGAGTTTCAAAGTGCATCCTGGTTTGTTATAAGCAACAGCAATCGTTCCACCCACCATAGGAATTTGAACGACACCACGCTTCACTTTGGCGGCGTCTGATGCTGAGATTGATTCGTCGGTTGCTCCGAAGTTAATTGTGCCCGCAATAAATTGACGAACACCAGCACCAGAACCAACGGACTGGTAATTAACCCTATTCCCAGTAGTTCGTGCATAATCTTGGAACCAACGTTGATAAATTGGAGCAGGGAAAGTAGCACCCGCACCATTAATAGTAGGTCCAGCAAGAGCAGATGCAGGTGCAGCAACTAGACCAACAGCAAAAATTTGTTTCAGTTTCATAAAAAAGAATTTAGAAGTGAATTGACTTCGTAAGTAATAATACTAGAATGAAACCTCAAAGTCCACTAAGGTTTGGTTAAGGTTTTCATTACCTAACAAAAAAGGTCACCCATTTTGGAGTGA